GGTTTCGTCCCGGATTTCGCCCTGGTAGGACCAGAGCTGGCCGGCGGGGTCGCCGGGCCGGCGTATCGTGTCGCCGAGTGCCGGGGCGTCTATGGCGTCGTAGCCCTCGGCCTGTTCGGTGGAGCGGATCCGCGGGACCTTGATCCAGAGCTCCTCCTGGTCGGTTTCGACGACCTCGGCCTCCTCGTTGGGGTGCTTGGTCCGTTTACAGTGGGCCCGGACGGACCGGGCCGGGCCGCCGGCGGCGGCCTGGTAGGTGACCACCTCGGAGAAGTGGTCGGGGTTCATGAATGGCCCGGCCGGGTTGGCCGCGATCCGGGCGCGCTCGGTCTTGAACGTCATGCGGACCAGGTAGGCCAGGAGGCAGCGGAGGTAGCGGGCGATGGGGTCCTCCCTCGATCGATCGAAGATGGCCGGCGGCCCGGGTGAAGGAGAAAAGCCCCGGGGCGCCGGCGCCCCGGAGGCTTAGGGGACGCGGTGGCGGATCCGGATCCGTTGGATGTAGAGCGAGGCCTCGACCGAGGCGATCACGCTCGACGCGAGCCCCTTCTGGAGGATCGCGTAGGGCTGCAACCCGCTGGAGTAGTTCGACATATCGAACCGGGTCAGGCGGGCGACCGGCCGGAGCACGTTCTGCGTGTTGCCGCAGGAGAAGAGGACCTCGCCCTTGCCGCCGGCCGAGGGCGGCGGGACGACGGTCCGGACCCCGGAGGCGAAGTCGATCGTGAATCGCTTCACGGTCGCGCCGAGGCTCTCGCCGGCGGCCACGTCGTCATTGTCGTTGGTCCCGTCGTCCGTCTCGCAGAGGATCAGGTTATTGCCGTAGCAGCGGAACGACGCATGGGCGGCCATGCTGTCCGGGTCGGCGTTGAATGCCGAGCACATGCCGAAGCTGAGGGAGACCTGGGCCCCCAGGCTCGCCGTGCATTTCAACCAGAAGTCGACGGTCAACAGGTCGTCGATGTCGAAGCCGAGCTCGTCGCCCATGTAGAGGGCGGCCACTTGGGCCTCGACGGTCGTGTCGAGGTCCAGTTTCATGAAGCCGTTTTCGGTCTTGACCGACGGGCTCCCGTTGCCGGAGACGTAGCTGCGCCAGACGGAGCCGTCGGCGGAGGCGACGACCGGCGGGTTCTCGTCGCCGACGAAAAGAAAATCGGTTGTCAGGGCGTCTTGTGCCATGGTGGGCGCTCCCGTGTTTGGGTTTTGGTTGCGGTTGGGGTCGCGGTTGGTTTCGGTCGCGGTCGCGGACTACGCGCCGGCGTTGCGGACGGTTCCCTTGGGGTTGCGGACGGCCGCGGCGAAGCGGCCCTCGAACTGGTGGACCCGGCAATTCGTCCGCGGGTCGAAGTAGACGCGGACCCGGACGCTCTCGTAGCCGGTCTGGTGGCAGTAGGCGATCGCGCGGCCCGGCGTGGCGAAGCTGTACCACTTGACGTCCGAGTCGTCGGCGAGCATCGGCTCGATGTCGTAGCGGACCTGGCCGCGGAAGGGCTCCGTGGTGGCCGTGGTCACCGGGAGGATCTGGAGGGTCGACTGGAGGAGCTGCTGGGTCGTGGTTTCCAGGGCCGGCGGGACGAGGATCCGGTCGACGTTGTAGTTGAGCTTGCGTTTTGCGCTGAGGCCGGTCATGGCGCGCATGAGCTTGCGGATCTCGGAAAGCTCGGACGTCGAGGGCGCGCCGCCGGAGGTCCGGTCGTTTCCGCGGGTCGCGGAGTGGTAGAGCGCGGTCCCGTCGGCGCAGGTGACGTTGCCGATTAGCAGGTTTACGCACAGGCGGTTGAGCGTCGCGGCGTGCGCGGCCGGCTTGTCGGTTAAGGCCTCCTGGAAGGCGCCGAGGTTGTCGTCGACGATCATCCGCGGGGTGAGCGCGAACTCGTCGCCGTAGCTGTCGACTGCGATCCAGGCGTAGCCCTCCTCGAAGCTGGACTGCTCGAAGGGGTCGCCGTCGATGTGCAACGGCAGCTCGCCGAACTCGCCGAGCCGGATGATCGTTTGCGGCTTGAAATCCGGCACGGTGGGCATCTTATAGGCCCAGTTCTGGTAGGTGGTGCCGGCGTAGGGGTCGCTGGCGGCGAGGATCTTCCGGGCCGCGGCCGAGAGGATGTTGGGGAACATCCCGGGCGTATTCATCGAATCGTAGGCGGCGCCGAGGATGATCGGCCGGCCGTCACCTTCCAGCGCGGTCGAGGCGATCTCCTCGGGGCTCCCGACGTGTCGGCGGTCGTGGAGCCGGAGGCTTTCGCGGGCCACGTCCATCAACGTCGAATGGCGCAGATCGCGGGCGGCGGCGGGCAGGTCGGCCTCGGTCCCGGCGCCGACGCGCAGCGCGATCACGGCCGCGGCGGCCTCGCCGAAGGTGTCGCTTTCGGCGGCCCCCGGCTCGATCCGGGCGACCGGGGGCTCGGCGCCGGCCCGGGCGGCGGTGGCGTCGCGGAGGAAGTCGTCGAGGCTGGTCCCGGCGTCGACGGCGGCCTGGATCGTGGCGTCCGGGACGGCGAGGAGTTGGCCGCGGGTCTGGATCTCGCGGATCCGCTCGCGCTCGGCCAGGGCGGCGTCGCCGGACGCGGCCGGGGGCGTGGCGGGGGTCGCCGGCGGCGCGGCCGGGGGGGTCGCGACGGGCGGCGCCGGGGCCGGCGCGGGCGGAGCGGACGCGGCCGGGGGCTTTTCGCCCAGCGCGGCGAGGATCAGTTTCTCGCGATCGTCGCCGGAGGGCGGGGTCTGGCCGCGGGCGGCGAACCAGGAGGCCAGCACGGCCTCGACGGTGGCGTCGTCGGCGTCGGCTTGGATCAGGCCGAGGGCCTGGAGTTTCTGGCGGATCTTATCCATCTTGGGGGCTCCCATGGTGGAGGAGGGTGTGGCGGTCGTTTCCAGCTCGCGGACCAGGTCCGCCAGCGTTCCGAGCCGGTCTACAAGTCCGGCGGTTTTTGCTTTGGAGGCGATTAGGACCTTGCCCTGGCCGTACTCGGTCCGGACCCGCTCGGCGGGGATCCCTCGGCTGGCGGCGACGGAGGCGACGAATTGGTCGTGGTAGTCGTCGACGAGCTCCTGGAGCGCGTCGCGGCCTTCCTTCGATAGGGGCTGGTGGGAGTTGGCGGCGGCCTTGAACTTGCCGGCGGAGAAGACGGTATAGGTCGCGCCGGCCTTGTCGTCGGCTTTGCTCGTTTCGCGGTGGATCAGGATCGTTCCGATCGAGCCGACCATGGCGTCGGGCGCGGCGATCACCTCGTCGGCCGCGGCGCCGATGTAGTAGGCGGCCGAGGCCATCATGGCGTAGGTGAGGGCCTTGGTCGGTTTGAGCTTGGCGGCCGCGCGGAGGGCGTCGGCGGCCTCCTCGAGGCCCACAGCCGACCCGCCGGGGGAGTCGATGACCGCGACGATCGCCTTTACCTTTTCGTTGCCGGCGGCGGCGCGGACGGAGGCGGCGAAGAGCTGGGTGGAGGTCCCGCCCGACATTCGCATGACAAGATTCATCTTCGGGGCCAGCACGCCCTCGAGCGGGACCAGGGCGGTCCCGCCGCGGGTGAGGAGGTAGGCGGGGCCGGGCTCGTCGTCCGGTTCGTCGAGTAGATCGAGGGCCAGCAGATCGGCCCGGACGCGGTCGCGGAGCGTGGGGCCGGGCGCGATCCGCTCGCGGATTTGGTCCTCGGTGAACTCCTCGCCGGCGGCGCGGAGGTTCAACAGCTCGGCGATCTCGTCGAGCTTTCCGGGGAGGATCGCCCAGGGGGTCCCGTAGACGGCCTCGATCAGGTGGCGAACGGCGTGTTTTTTCATTGGTCCTCGCCGTTGTTGGTCGACGCGGCGGGGCTGGCCGGCATGGATGGCCGGTCATAGGAAAGCACCAGGCCCAGCTCCTCGGCGTAGTCTTTCTCGCGGGCCCGCTGGCGGAAGGCGCGGCGCCAGTTGCGGCCCTTTCGGGCCCAGACGTCCTGATAGGTGGTCGTGCCGGCGGCCAGGGCGGCCAGGTCGGCGTCGGTTTCCTTGGCCGGGTCGAGTTGCTCGACCCCGGGCGGAAGGATCTCGAGCCGGACCCAGCGGCGGAGCTCGCGGGCGAAGCGGCGGGGCGTGACGGCGGCGAAGAGGCCGTAGGCGGCGGCCTGGATCGTCCAGGCCCGGCGGACGGGCAACACGATTTGGCGGGCGAGGTAGCCCTGCAAGGGCCGGAAGTGGGCCTGGTCGTCCAGCCGGGCGGCCCGGCCGGCGACGTAGGTCGTGCCGGAGTAGTCGCGGGTGAGCCGGTAGCGGGAAACCCCTCCGCCCATTCCGATTAGCATCTGGATTAGTTGAATGAACTCTTTGGCGTCGCGGTTGGGGCGTTTGCTCTCGGCGACCTCGACCTCGTCGTCGGTTCCGATCTGGGCGACGATCCCGCGCCCCAGCCGGACCCGTTGCGATCCGTCGGCCATGGTCGTGTCGCTGGCCGTCTCGGCGTCCGGGTAGAGGCCCAGGCCGTTGCCCGGGTTGGCCGTCTTGTGGATCAGCGTCAGCAGGGAGCCAATGATCCCGGCGGTGAGCTCCGAGCCGAGGTAGGTGTCCAGGTCGCGGGCGGGTTGCGTGATCGCCCGATGAAGACTCACGCCCCGGGTTTCGCTCGGCCGGCCGCGGCTTTTGAGGTGGATCACCCGCGCGGCGGGGATCCGGCGCGACTCGTAGCTGGCGGCGTAGGTGTCGGCCGGGTGGGTGTCGAAGAGGTAGTAGGCGACCGGCCGGCGGAATCGGTCGACCTCGACGCCGCGGCGGATGGCGTTCTGGCCCGCGCCGGCGGGCCGGTCCTTGCTGGTGTCGAGCTGTTCGGCCTCCAGGACCTGGTAGCAGAGCGGGACCTGGCGGTCCGGCTCGGCCCGGGCGCAGCGCAGTAGGAGGCCGTCGCCGGTGTCGAGCATTTCCTCGAAGACTTGGCGCTGGAGGTCCGGCCAGGATAGGCGGCCGTCGACGTCGGCCTCTTGCTCCCATTCCTCGAAGAGCTCGTCGGCCTGGCGGTTGAAAACTTCGTGAAGGTCGTCGCCGGCGGTCACCGCGGCCAGGGACCGGAGGCCGTCGGCGATAACGTGGTCGGTCAAGGCGTTTCGCAGCGCGATGATCGACGGGTCGTTTCGGGCCAGGTCGCGGACGCGCGAGGTCAACAGGTCCCAGTTCTGGGCGATCGCGTTGTCGCCGGCCCAGCTCTCCGGCTGCCAGGTCCGATTGAGCCGGGTCACCTCGCCGGCCCGGTACGGGGCGGCGGCCCGCGGGGCGTGGTGGGCCGCGGGGCGGCGGAAGAGGCGCCGGATCGTGGCGAGCGGGTTCATTAGCCCTCGCGGGGCTCGGCGAGGTAGAAGTTGGTGCCGGCGATGATCTCTTGGCGGAGTTGGTTCCGGATCTTGTAGAGCTCGGCGAGGCTGGCGCCCTCAAATCGGTCGCCGGCCTCGGTGTAGGCCTCGAAGGCGTCGCCGGAGAGGCGGGCGGCGATGGCGGCTTCCACCAGGTCGAGGTGTTCTTGGGTGGTCACCCCGGCAGAATGAGCGCAGCGCGGCCCGTTTGGCCACCGCAGCTTTCCAGAGAATGGAAGGAAGGGCCGGCGGTTTGGAAAATTCGCCGCCGGTTGGGGGGTTTTGGGCGGGACGGCTCGCGTCAGGGCCTCGCGGAGAAGTCCTCATCAGGCTCGATCCGGGCCTGGCCGAGCCGGGGGCGTTGCTGTTTGACGGAGAAGGCGCAGGACTCGTCGGGGCAGTAGTAGTAGGTAAAGATGGGGGTCGAGTGGTTGGATTTGCAGGGGATCTTGTGGATCGGGCAGGTCGGGGCGGCGGTTTGGCGGCCGCGGGCCTCGGGCTCGTCGTCCTTTGGGGCATCAATCCCCAGCGGGGGCTCGGCCGGAGGCTTCTCGGGGGTTTGGGTCGGTTCGGGCGGCTTTGGTCGTTTGGCCATGGGTATCCTTTCGGGTTTGTGGGGCGGTTTGGGGACTTATCGGGCGGCCAGCTCGAGCGGTTCGTCCCGGGCGGCGAGGTCTTCCTGGTCGGTCGCCGGCGGGGGGTCCGCGGGGATCCAGGTCCGGGCGTCCCAGTTCTGGCCGACGACCATATCGGCCAGGCAGCGGGCGTAGACCTCGCAGTCGAGGTAGTGGTTTCCCTCGCCCTCGTTGATAATCTTCCACCGGGTCAGGCGTCGGCCGTTGACGATCTCGGTCGTCCGGGCCTCGTTGGTCACCTGGCGGAGGTAATCTTCGCCGCCGCGGGTGTCGAGGATGTCCGAGGGGAGCCACCAGAAGCCGGGCTGGTTCTTGTCGGCAAACCAGCGGTCGAGGAGGTCGGATTTATAGGCGGCCGTGTCGATCCCGTAGCGGCGGACCCCGCGGCCGTAGGCCTTCCCGGTCCGGGCATTACGGTCAATTTTCGATTGCCGGTAAAGCGCTCCTGGAAGAATCTTCGGGTCGCCGGCGATCGCCAGGACGCGGTCGCCGGGGTGGGCCCGGACGTAGTCGTAGACGGTGGCCGGTCGGTAGCCGCAGTCGACGCCGAGGACGCGGGGGGCGAGCCAGGTCCGCCCCAGCGGGTTCTCGCCGTCGATCGTCCAGCGGCGATCGAGGACGGCGTCGAGGGTCGACAGGTCGACGGCCGGCGCGTCGTCGTCGTCGGGTTTCGAGCTGGAGCCGGCCGGGTCGGTGAAGAGGCCGAAGTCGATCAGGTAGGAGGTCGTCAGGCCGGCCCAGGCCCGGACGATCCAGTAGACTCGATCGGCCTGGACGTCGGCCGCGACGGTCAAGAAGTAGCAGTTTCGGGGGACCAGGCCGCGGGGATGGGCCCCGGCCAGGCGTCGGCCGAGGTCTTTCCATTTTGGGGTCTTTCCGCGGGCCTCGAAGGGCAGGGCGAGCCAGTCATTCCAGAACTTGCGGAGCTTCTCCTGGTGTCCCTTGGCGCGGAGGTACTCCTCGGCGACGTCGCCGAGGTTGATCGTGGGGGCCATCAGCGACGTCAGGCGGTAGCCGCGGCGGCGGCCGCTGTAGGCCGGCTTGCCGGCGAGGTTTCCCTTGGGCGTGACGTGCTGGCCGCGGGGGACCCAGCGGCCGCGGAGCCGCATGGCGCGGAAGGCCTCCTGGTCGATCGGTTTTTGACAGCTTTCACAGTTATAAAAGGCGTCGCGGCGGCCCTCTTCGGGCGTCTTGTCTTTTCCGTCGGCGGTTTGGAGGCCGCCCACCCCGCCGCGGCCGCGGTGGGGGCCTTCCTTGTTGGGAAAAAAGCGGATCTCCTGGTAGTGGCCGCACTTCGGGCAAGGGGCGTGCCACGCTCGCCGGTCCGAGTCGTGGTAGAGCGGGCCGAGGTTCGGGCTGGAGCCGATCGGGCTCCCCTCGTAGACGATCGTGGAGAAGTAGAAGGCCTTGGGCCGCTCGCGGGCGAGGTCCAGGGAGTTGATAACCGGGGCGCTGGATCGGTTTTGGCCGGGGTTCTCCTGGCGGCGGCTCACCCAGCGGTCGGCCTCGGAACAGAGAACCACCTTGCAGGCGCGGCCGGATAGGCGCTGGGTGGAGCCGGACCAGGCGAGGTAGACCAGGCAGTCGCCGAGGTCGATCGCGCGGTCGTTTCGGAATCTTCGCGCGGGGACCAGGCCGGCCAGGGCCGGCGTCTCGTCGGCCATTTCGTAGATATACTCGCGATTCTCGCGGGCGTAGATTTGGTCGGGGCCGGAAAACATCATCGGCGCGGCGTCGACGTGGCCCTGGCTGGCGACGATCGCCCGGACGGCCTCGCTCTTGCCGACCTGGGTCGCGCCGAGGATCACGACCTCGGTCGTCTCGATGTCGTCGACGCAGTCGAGGATCTCGCGGAGGTAGGGCCGGTCGGTCAGGTCGTAGCGGGTCGATTGGCTCGCGCGGCGGCGGGGTAGGTGGAGGTTTTGCTCGCACCAGTCGGACCGGCGGGGCCGTGGGCGCGGGCGCCAGGCGGCGGAGGCCGTGGCGGCGAGGTGCTCGAAGGCGGGGGCGTGGGGGGCGGCGATCATTCGCAGACTAGGTGTTTGGTGGTCATTCGTCAGGCTCCTTTGTAAAATCCTCGACGGCGTCGGCGATCGTTTGGCAGAGGTCGTCGACGGCGCGGCGGAGGCGTTGTCGGGCGGCGGACAGCGCGCGCCGAGGTTGCTTGGGGGGCAGCTCGGCCAGGAGGACGTCGGGGAGCTGTTCGATCCGGGCGCGAAGCTCGCCGGCGTAGCGGCGGACCCAGCGCTGGAGCTCCTCGAGCGGCAGGAGCCGGCCGCGGGCCTCGTCCAGGGCGAGGCGTTCCTTTTCGACGCGGATCTCGAGCAGTCGGGCCCGGTGCGTGGTCTCGGAGGCCTTGTCGGGCGCTTGCTGGTCGCGTCGCCAGTCGGCGATCGCCGATAGATCGTAGGCCCCGGGCCGGCCGGGGCATCCGGCGGCGAGCCAGGTCCTGAAGGTCCGCTCGTGTACGCCGAAGTGGGCGGCGGCCTCGGCCTGGGTGTCGACGACCGGGGGCGGCTGGTCGGCGAGGCCCTCGGCGACGAGCCAGTCGTGGACGGCCTGGGGGTCGAAGTCGTAGGCCCCGCCGCGGCCCTTTCCTTTGCGGGCGTGGGGCAGTCCGCGGCGGATCCAGCCGGTAATGGTCTTCGGCGGGACTTCCAGCGCGGCGGCGAGCTCGGCTTTGGTCATTCATCAAGCGGACTTGTGGATCCGGAGGCCGTGGAGCGGGGAGGCGGGCGCGGTCGGCGTTTCTTCCGGCCCGCTGGCGCCGTGGCCGTAGCGGGCCCGGGCGTGGCCGTAGAGGTCGAGGAACTTCGCGATCTCCTTCTGGGTGGCCAGGGCGGTTTTGACGTCCTGGATCCGGACCGATCGCTCGTAGAGGTCGCGGAGCCGGAGGATCGCCGCGCCGAGCTCGGAGTCGACGTCGACCTTCGCGATCTCGGCGATCAGGCGGCGGGCCTCGGCTAGGTAGTGGTCGATTTGGTCGGCCGGGATTCCGAGGTCGGGCTTCTCGCGGATCGCCTGGGCGACCTCGGCGTCGCGTCCGGTGGTCACCAGCAGCAGGGCGACGCGGTAGGTGAGGAGCTCGGGGTCGGGCTTGGTTTTGGTCTTGGTCACGGTTTGGCGATCATTTCTTGGAACCAGTCGCGATGGAATCGCCAGAGGGCGCGGTCGTTCGTTATGGCGTACTGTTCGGTTTTTGGGTTGGCGGTCAGGTTGGCCGATCCCTCGACGGTGAGGTGGTCGCGGCCGTTGTCGAGGAGTAGGACCTTTGCGTGGTTGCGGAAGGCGCGGTAATGGCCTTTGCGTCGGCGGATTCCCTCGAGGAGGAGGGTATAGATCGCGGTTTCTCGGCGTTTGAAATAGAGGCCGGTCAGGAAAACGACCTGGCCGATCCGGCCGGCGTCCCAGAGTTCGAAGAGCTCGACGGCGGTAGTACGGTTGAGCGTCCAGGTGGAGCAGTAGAGGGTTTTGGTCTTTCCGAGGTAGTCGATCAGGGTCGGGACCCAGGTCCAGAAGTCGAACTTGGCCGAGCTGATTAGGTGGACGGATTCGCCGGCGGCGGGCAGCTCGCCGAGGACCTCGCGGAGGGCTTGGGTCGCTTTGACGCGGAGGAAGCGTCGACGGGCGCTGGTGCGGTGGGCGCGTTGTTCCGGTAGGGCGTCGGATTCGAGCGGGTCGGATTCGGCGGCGAGGACGTCCTCGACGAGGAAGCGGGTCTCCAGGGGCTCGACGAGGTGATCTCCCGGGCGATCCATAGGCGGCGGGCGTGGCAAAAATCCCGGCGCGCGAAAAAAGCGCGCAA